TCCAACCATTACCTGTCCAAGAACAGTTGCTGCAGCACAGTTTCCCCCTGGCGTAATACAGTTACCAAGATAAACAGAACACTGTGCAGAAGTTGTTGGAGTTACAATATTAGATCCAATCGCAATATCACCAATTTTTTTTGCAGCAACTGTTTTACCTATAACTACTGTATTGTTAAAATTAGAGGTCGCAGCATTACCTAACACTATAGAATCAGCTGAAGATCCAGCAGAAGCTCCGATACCTTCAGAAACCAATGTAGTTGTGTTAACCACTTCTATAGGAGACGCACCTGCTGCCGCAATAGTAATATCTACACCATCAGAGTTAAGGGCGTGGAGTGCTTTGTCTGTTCCAGCATAAAGAGTTACTACACCTGCTGCTGGAGTTGCCGGTGCTACCGCAGTAGAGATATTGACTTGTCCGCCGGTTTGACCGACGTTAAATATTGCATTAGCCATTTATTATGGATTATTTTGTGTTAAGAATTTGTCTGTGTTAATGGTAAGTGTTCCCCCGTTGTTAATAGTCAAGGGATCACAATCTATAGTAGTGTCAACGGAAACAACATAGGTTTGTCCATTGACAATGGTGCAAGGAAAGGTTGGAACCGGAGCTGGTCCTGATCCAAAGATGCTTTCCCCTATGATGAGTCCTATTACGTTTAACATAGATTAATATAGTGCGTATGCTGTTCCTGTAGAAAGTGAGGTAACGTTAGCTACTCTGATTGGTTGGTAACCAGCGGGTAATCCCATGGTCAAAGTCTGACCACCTGCAGTGGTAAGGGTCAAAGTTGCTGCGTCAGAAAGAAGGAGTGCATAAGAAGCAACACCTACTAACGTTCCTGAAGTAGCTCCAGGTGTAAGTTCTACGATGTTTTGAGCCTGAGCAATCTGTAACTCCTGGGCAATAGCCTGAAGATATGAAGAAGCCTGCCAGGTTGAAAGTGAATCGGGTTGGGTTATAGCCATGATTGTTGTTTATATTATAGGTAATTTATGCTGCTGAAATCTGAGTTACTGAAAGTATTACTGAGGGTATTGCAGGTCTTGTTGGGTTTGTGCCAGCTGATGCTGCGTGTATTTGTGCTGTAGTATCTGCAGAAGACCATTTTAATTCATAATAATCTCCTGCTGCTGCGTTAACTAAAAAATTCCAAGCCGCCACTTCATAACCTGGGTTAGAATGCAACATAATAGTTGTGTTAGAATTAGCAACGTTGCTGCCGTTCTTAGCAAGCCAGATATCTACTTGGTCGTCTCCGCCAGAAGACTTTTGCAATTGGGCAGAAAATTCTATATTGTAGATGCCTGCATTTGCTATGGTAATTCTAGAAGAGGAAACTACTGAAACTCCTCTGGTTAAATCGGTAGTGTTGTAGGTTATTGCATTGGCTGCTGTTGCTCCTGCGTTGGGCTGGGAAACTGTAGAGTAGAAGTTGCCGTAGTTGGAAACTGTTGATTCTCCTACCGCAACTGCTTGCAAATAACCATCTATATTGTAGGTAGAAATATCTGAAACTGTTCTTCCATACATTTGAACTGTAATGGATGCAGCTGTTTTGTCGTAGAGTAAAATTCCAGCACCAGTATAATCAGAGTTGGATATAGTATAACCCGTTACTCCAATAAAACCTGGGTTTTGAAAAGTAGCGTAAAAATCAACAACATAATCTGTAGAAGCAAAAGGTTCTACAAAGGTAAATGTCTTTGTTGCATTGCCTCCAACGTTTGACCAGCCAGAAGTTCCCGACCACGGGATAACTTTAGAATTTAAACCAAGACCTACTCCTGTTGCTCCAACTGAACCTGTTGGGCCCTGTGCTCCAGCTGAACCTGTTGGCCCTACCAAAGACTCTACTGTGCCGTTGGGTTTCTTGAAATAAAATTCACCGTCTGCAGAAGATACCCAAAGTGTTGAATATCCTGCCTGAGGTGTTGCGGGTGTTGTCCCGTGTTGTATCTTAAATGATCCAGCCATTACTGTTAGATATGAATTTTATGAATTTTTCTCCTCATTCTGAGAAGATCTGTATTTCTTAATTTCGTTCAGAACTCTAAACCAAGTCCAGATCACCGAAGGAATAGCAATTAAGATCTTTAGAAATAAATCCCATTGCATGGTAGTAAGGCCAAACAGAACTGTTGTATTAACATAGGGAACTGGATCTGAAACCAATCCTTTTAGTATTTGTAGGGTGTCTTTCATAAATACTGGATTAACTATTTCTGTTCCGTCCCGCATTATCTGTAGTTTTGGTATTGAACACCATAACCATAACCATAACCCCATGCGTTAAGATCTTTAGAATAACCATAAGGCATACCCGCCAAATAGATGCTAGCATACCAAGGCTGTCTACGGTCCGGAGGTGTGTTAAGCAAGTTGGTAAGATCTGGGTTGGTATACTGTGGTAGTTCAGACAATCTTTCTTTTTCCATGCAATACAATCTAAGTCTACCTAACCAATACTCTGACTGGTCCTCGTATCTTTGGATCATAAACTGAATTCCTTTAAGATCAACCGCTGTAGAGTTTTCGTTGTCGAATTGCAATAGGCCTTTGGTTGTAATTTTGTAAGAAACCTCAGGCAATAATTCTGCAATAGCTGCAAAGATAATAGCCTGTTGTGCATACTCGTCTACCAAAGTCTTGTAAACGATATTAGCTGGAGAATTTAATGTTCCAGCAACAATTAGGTCGTTAATATAATCTACAAGGTTATTACCCAAGATTGGGGTAACCTTAATATCGATAGCTTTAAGGATTGCATTTCTGCAGTAGAAATCGTCCACATTTTCTAGAATGTTGGAGTTTTCTTTTAATTTTGCTGGGGAGATCCAGAGAACTCTATTGTTAGCCATGGGTGTTTTATTATGTTGGTGAAACATCAAGACCAGCTTCGCCGGCCTTTTCAATATTGGTGTCGGTTATTGTTTCTTCTCCAGCTGTTAAAGGAGCATAAGAAATCAATGCTCTGAGTTCGTCCTGTGTTAGGATGTCTTTCATAACTGTTTCAGAGAAGATAAACTGAACTGGTGATGTAGTGCTTAACTGAGGCATAAAGTCCAGCTTAAGAACAGACTGTAGAGTTTCGCAGATTACCTTTTGGTTTGGATAGATTTCGGTGTTCATTAGAATTTCCAAAGCAATATCAAGTTCTGTTCTTGCACCTAATGCACCTGGGGTAGAGATACCAAACAAGGCAGGACCTACTACGTTGTGTCCGGACATAATGTTGTTTCTAACAATTTCCATCAGAGATTCATATCTAGAATCAGAATCATTTAACTGAAGTGGTTGTAGTTCCACACCAGTTTCTTTATCTCTGTTAAAGATAATAAATACATTACCAGCCTGTGTAGATCCAGAATACTGCTGTTTCAACTGAGCGTAGATGTAATCTCTTTCCTCTTGTGAATCAGGCATCTCGTTAAAGATAACTGCCATAGACCCGGCAAATCCAGCACGCACGTTATTTAAGTGCCAGTTAGAAATCTCGTAGTCTAAGTTAATCCAGTTTATAGAAGAGTAGTAAGTAGGCTTAGAGTAGTATTGGAAACCAGAAGCATAAGGATGATAAACATAAACCTGAGAACCGTAAGGTTCTCTTGGATCGTAGTTTCTAAGTTCTACTGGTCTATTTTCTGGTTTACGGGTGTCGTTAAAGTTGTTAGAGTAATACCAGTGTGTGATTTTACCCATTGCATCTTTTTTACCTGCTCTGAGTTTGCCCATGTCAGTGTGTTCTGCATGTGCAATAGACTTACCATCTAAAGACCAAACAACGTTCATAGCAAACATACCATAAACATAGAAGTCAGAAATTAACGCCTTTAAAGTGGTTGGGGTTCCGTAGGTAAAACAGTCAATCTGTTTACCATCTTCCAAACCATTACCATAGGTGTAGAGTTCTTTCTTAGTTAAAATTGCATTATGAATGGCAGAAGAATCTCTCATAGTAATGAGATATTTAGGCATCATGTTATCTGATCCCCATGAAATCCATTCTTTACCAGACACTTTATACTCCAGCCATTCTGGAATGTAAATGTCTAACTTAGAAAATGCTTCTTCTTTAGCAGTGCTGAAACTCTTAATCTCAGCAACTGAGGGGTTTGTTCTTGGGGTTTCTTGGTTATTCATTATCCTTCGTATACTACGTAGTTCGGTCGTGATTGGTTCACCCAGAAGACTTCTTCTGTTCCGTTAACTTTTGCTTTAGCTGTGTAAATCACAACTGCTTCTACTCCACTGGATCCTACCTGGATTATAGAGTTTAGTAAAACTTCTGTTTCTACGGTCAGTGGATCGCAGAGGTAAAATTCTGGTTCGTCTATTTCTTCGGGAACATCTATTAAACAATCTACATCTCCTGGGATATAATCCCCGTTAAAAATCTGGGCATCATAATCTCCCTTAGGTAATCCAGATGAACTAATAGTAAAGGTTTGGTAAAGATCTGAAGTAGATTGATCGGTAAGTAAAAATTCATACTTAACTAAATCCGCTTGCCTGGTTAAAACCAGATATAGAGGAAGAGTAGGATAAACCACTTTCCCCTGCAACACAATACTAAATGTTGAGTTCGCAACTAGATTAGAAAAGACTAACATACTATTAGATATAGTTTTCTGGTTTTTTTCTCAACAACAAAGGGATCCTAAGATCCCTTATGTTTATGAAAGCTCTAAATCTAAAGATTAGATAAGAGATGCAGAGATAAGATTGGTCCAAGCAGACGAAGCTACGAATGTTGAATCCAAAGTCAAAGGAGGATTAGATTCCACTGATCTAAAGGTCAAAGAAAATCCGTTTCTGTCCCCTGCGGCCAAGCCTGAACCTCCATCACCACCGTTAATATCAAGTCCAAGTTCTTGACCTACGTATAGGTATTCTCCTGATCTTAATTTAACAACAGCAACTATGTTGTTATCAGCTAAGCTTTTAACAACATATCTTAATTCTGCGTTGTAATCTGTAAACACTAGGGTCAAGATACAATCGTAGAACAAAGAGTAGTTCTGAATATTTGCAGTAGGAGTCATTGTGATAGATGACGTTTCCTGGATTTGCTTAAAAGCATAAAAGAAATCCGCTGTTCCACCCATGGTGAAAGAGTTGATTTGGGTCACAGGTGAAGGACCGGTAGTTCCAACAGCAGTTACACTGTCAGAATTCGCAATCCATACCTCGCTAACACCGCCTATAATTTTACAAGCGCCTGCTGCATTGTGTCCGTATAAAATTGATGAACATGCCATATGGTTGTATTTGGTTTTTTTGTTGATTTAAATAGAAGGGGAACCGAAATTCCCCTTCGTGTTTTGGTTAATTAGAACGAGCAAACAAAATATTGTGGGAACACAATAGCAGCACCGAGGCGATACCTAAAATTCGACCTTAGCTGGTCAAAGTCAAGTGAATACCACATGCTAATGTTAGCGAAATCTTCTCTTGTTACTGTGCCTGCGAAGATGTATTTAGGATTACCCATTACAACTGTTGGAGCACCACCAACTGCGAAAGAAGAAGAAGTTGAACCTTCCAAACCAGCAGTTCTGATTATTTTCAAGGTAGTTCCAGGGAACATGAACTCGCCAGAAGTAGCGATATCAGCATTGAAGTGGAAGAAGTTTCCGCTAAACAATGCTTCTACCAAGATGTTGTAGTAAGCTGGCTCGATAAAGCAAAGAAGCTCATCTGACAAAATGTCAGGGTTAAGAGCTGCATACATCGTTTGGATTGAAGCGATGATGTTAGCTTTAGTCCAGTTAGAAGAACCGGTAGCAGCAGTTACTCTGGTTCCAGTTGCACCCAATTGAGCTATGATACCATCGAAGTAAGACAAGTTACCAGAACCAAGTCCAGTATCAGACAACCAAAGCTGGCTGTTGATTACTTTAGTGTTCTGACGTCCAAGCTGTTCCATCAAAGCTTGCTCGAAAGGAATTTCGCTGATGATAGCTTGAGGGCTAAGAGCCAACTGTGTAAACTTAGATTGCAATAGGTATTGATCGTAAGTCATTTGAGACTTAAGAGCAACAGTTGCCAAGTTTACTTTAGTCAATGTAACGTTACCAGATGCAGAGAAACCACCGTCACCAGCTACGATAACTGGAGTGTTTTCCATTACGTGGATGTCTTTAGAAGACCATACATCGGTTTCTACTGTGATGTAGTTCATTGTAGGGTCAGCCAAAATGGTCTTAAGAACCCAGTCGAAAGAAGTTTGGTTTACGTATTCTGGAAGTGAAGAAACTACGTAGTTGAAGTCAAACTTTTGAATGTTATTTTTCATGATATAGTATTATTTGTTAAGGTTTTTTATGGCAGCTATTCTCGCAGCAACCGGGTCGATTTTTTCAGGCTCTGATGTAAATTCCATTTCTGAAATTGCTTTACCTGAAGGCATTTTAGAAAGTTTGTTGTCTACTTCTGAAGAGAAGGCATTTTGCTTTTTAGCCATTTCCAATACAAGATTAGAAAGAGTTTCAAGTTGCATTTTCATGTCTTCGATCATTGGAACTGAATCTTCTGCTTCTGCCTCGCTTTCGCTGATCTCGCTGTATGCAGTAATTGCATAGATGATCTGGTTTGCAAGGTTGTTAGCATCTTCTTCTCCAATGCTTGAAACGCCACCTTTAATCATTTCGGCAACTGCCTTCATGAGTTCAGGATCTACTTCCATAGCCATTTGTTCTTCAGTAGCTGTAGGTGCATCTGCTTCTTTGATTTCAGTTACTTTAGCTGCGTCGTCTAGCACAATAGTTCTTCCGTCGGCCAAAGTGTGTGGACCCGCAGGCGCCAACTCTTTGCTACCGTCTTCTTTAACTAAAGACACAATCGAACCAACTTCAAGAGTTTCTGTATCACATTCTATTTTCCCGCCACCGGCAAGATCATAGACTGCGAAATCGAAAGAATCTGCAGACATTACCAAACTTTTGATTTTGTCAATAATGTTCATTTTGTTATAATTTTTTTGGTTAACTTAGTAAGATATAAAACGCTTAGTAATTTACTTTTTTAGTCTCTAAGCTTCTCTACGTCGGATAATCTGAACCATAGTAGTCCACCGTTAATGATCCCAGCGAACCTTCTAGGATCTTCTGGATCATAGTTAGTAATCTTAATTACCAGTCCATTATGTAGAACAGCAGTCTTGTTAAGATAGACTGCATTGCCCTGTTCAACTACTCTTCTCTGGCAAGGTCTACAAGTCATATTATAAGTCTACGTTCTTAAGAATTGAATCTGCTTTTCTGCCTACTAAAGTTCCTGTTGGTGTCCATTTACCTTCGGCGTCTTCTTCGTAAACCTCGATTAGGTAACCTGGATCTTCTTCGGTGCCATTAATTTCAAAGTCTGCACCTGGGACTTTTTTAGAACCTTCTCTAACTATGTCTCTAATTCTACCTCTGGGATTACCCCCGGCTGTTTGCCAAGAAACTGCATCTCCAACTGCCAGATCTTCTACTGCAGCCATATCCTGTCTACGGATTCTTTCTAGTTTTTCAGAGGCCCAGTTTACACCTGTAGTGCCACCCCAGATTAACCAAGCTACATAACCTGCATC